GTCCTGGGAGGTGAAGGCCATGTTGAAGCCCCGCGTAACGCGGATCTTCGGCAGCAGCATGGCGACCTGCTGACCGTTGGCCAGCGTGCCCATGATCTTGGCGGCGAAGAACGGCTGGTTGTCCTTCGAACCCACGGTGATGATCGACGCCTTCTTGACGGTCGACCCGGAGGGGATCTCCACCGGCACGGCGGTGTCGAGGGTCAGCGTATCGGTGGCGATGGAATCGATCTTCCGGACAAAAACCTGATCGTCGTTGCCGTAGCCGATCATGATCATGTCGCCGTTCGAGAAGTTCGCGCCGTCGCCAGTCTGGATATCGATCGTGGTGGAAGCGGCAGCCGCCGTGGCCGCCGTGGTGGACTCGACCGTGTTCTCGGCGATGGCCTGACCGCCCAGACCCAGAGCGTAGTTCAGGTTCGCGGCGGTGTACTCGTAGACCTCCATGGAGGCACGCACCGGGTTGGACGTCATGACGGAGAACACGATGGAGTTCTTCACGCCCTGCGTCAGCTCGGTGTACGCCGGCTCGGAAGTCAGAGTGAAGGACTTGGTCAGTCCGATCGCGTGAGTCGTGGGCTCGAGATCGAAGAGATCAGCGGAGGGACCGATCATCACGGTCGCCGTACCCAGCATGAAATCTTCTGTTTTTGCCTCACCAGCCATTGCAGCGCCTCCTGGCTTGTTGGAATTCCACTCGAGTTTATACAGGAAGCAGTTCTCAACACCAATACTTTTATTTGGTGCAGACTATCATGTATGGTGCAGCTTGATGCATCTGGTGTAGAGAGAAGATATGTCCGGTAAACGCTTCACTATTCGCCTGCCCGAAGATCTGGTCGAGCAGATCGACCACCGCGCTCATCTTCATCGCCGCACGAGAACCGAAGAAATCACCTACATGATCACTCGGATGCTCGACGATCAGGTCAAGCGTGACCTGACTACCCTGCGGGCGATGGAGAACGGTCAGAACGAAGGCTGACCTGAATGAAGGTGCCGGGACGGGTGTCCGTCCCGGCCACCGGCATGACCATGGTGCCGTCGAGGATCACCATATGGCCGAGCGGCGCGCCACTCACGGCGTCCATGTAGGGAATCCGCGTCAGCGGGTGCAGCTTGTCGAACAAGCGGTCGACGATCTCGCCGAGGCGCATGTTGTTGCTGTCGGTGTCCGTCGAGACGCCGATCAGGGCCTCGATCAGATACATCTCCTCGTCCACTGTCAGCGAGAAGTTGGACAGCCCGGTCAGATCCCCGTCCGGAAGGGACTCGATATCCGCGTAGGCGTCGAAATTGACGACGGTCAGAGGACGACCGAAGTTGGTCTGCTCCTGAGCGAAGCGATTGCAAAACGCCGTAAGCGAATTGTAGTAGTTCCGATAGGCACCCATCACTGCACCTTGTCTGCAAGATAGCCTTGGTCAGCGCGCTTCTTTATCTGGCGCATGACGTTCTTCATCTTGACGTTCTTGTAATAGCGAATCCAGCCGCTCACCAGAGGTCGATAGGGGCGAGTTTTCGCGAACAAGCGCCGCGACACCTTCTCGCCTTCCGAACCCGGCAGGGCCGAAGAACGACCCCTCTTGGCGTCTGGCCGAACCTCCTCAATCCCCTTCTCAACATTGGCCGCATCGAACAGGGCTGGGATCTTGTGGTTGCGAAGCTTGGAGGCCTTGGGGAACATCTCGATCGTGATCGACGTCGCCCTCGCCGGCTCCCAGAGATGCTTGCCGACGAAGCGACCACCCACGGCTCGACCCGAGGTGTCCCGAACCCCCGCCTTGAAGCGATAGGCCCCTCCAAGGAAGTTCACCGGGTTCTCGGCCTTGCCGGAAGCCTTGCGGGTGAGCGTGACCTTCGGCTCGCCGAAGATGCTCTCGATGTCACGCCACTCCAGAGCGCTGAAGTACTGCTCCAGAAACACGCTCCACGAAAAGAAGTCAGAGCTGGCTTTGTAGGTCCCCTTTTGCTCGAGATATTTCTTGCTTAGGGGCTCCCAGCCGCCGACATAGCGAGAAATTTGGCCTGGGGGCCCCGAAACATCCACGGACGTGGAGAGATCGATCGGGAAGCGCTTGTAGAGACGCCGAACCGCCCCCTTGGCGTAATCAGCGACCTTGTTGACCTGTTCGAAATAAGCGAAACGGATGTAGTTGCGAAGGGCTCCCGTCGTGTCCCTCGCCCACTGATCCGTGACCTTCTTGTTGTATTCGACGTCCCGCCTAGACACAGGTACACACGCGGACGCCCAGCATCTCCGTGATGGAGCGGACGTTCCGACCCCCGATGATGTCGCCCACCTCGACCGCCTTGCCCGTAACGAAGCGAAACTGCGGGTCTTCGAAGCCGAAGTTCGAAGCGTCCGTCACCGGCTCCATGGAGACGTGGATCGTGCCCTTGTCCTCCTGGTGGTAGGCATCCATTTCAAGCCCGGTCACGGTGTCGTACTGCTTCACCCGGCGCTGCCAGCTCTGGATCGTCTCGGCCCAGAACGCCTTGTAGACATGCGTGTTGGGGTACTTGGCGTGATCGGCCAGGATGAACACATCGCCCGACTTGTTGACGATCTCCGAGCCGGCATCGACCGCCGCCGTGGGGCGGCAAAGGAAGAACCGACGAGTGTAGAGGATCGCCTGCGTGTTCTCGTCCGCGTGCTGGAACGCCCCGTAGACCTTGTCGCCTCCGGTGGTCTTGAAGACCTGGGTGAAGGTGTGAAGCGTGTCAGGCACCAGTGATCACGTCCGTGGGCGAGGTGACGCTGAAGATCTCGGGATCGGTGTTCGAGTCGCCCTGAATATCCTGCAGGACGGGCCCGATCGCCGCCGCCAGCTCGCCGATGATGTTGGAAAACTCGCCGCTTGTGAAGCGCGACATGGAGAAGTCACCCGCAGCCGCGGTGCGCCGCGCTCGCATCTGCAGGGACGGCCCGACCGTGACCGCCGCCTTGAGACCGAGGGCTTTGTTCAGCTTCAGCACGTCGCTCGTGGTGGCGATATCCGTGCCGTAGGTGTCGATCAGCTCCGCGTAGGCGCGGAAGAGATCGATATCCCGATCCGGCAGCTCGTCCTTGGTAAGACCGAGCAGGCCGCGGACATAGTCCGGGGTCACCTGCACGGGACGCCAAGGGGTCAGGCCATAGGAGAGCGGGATGACGTGCGTCTGGCCATCGTACTCGAACGTCACGGTGACGAAACGCCACTCGTAGTTGCCGGTGATGGCGTTGTTCACCGCCGGCACCGTGATGCTCGGGCTGGTGCCGGAAGGCGTGACCGCGACATCCTCCAGCCCGGAGATGACCGACAGGTCGTGATCACGAACCGTGTAGCTGATCGAGGTGGGCGTGACGAAATCCTCGTCGACCTCGAAGTCGACGAGGAGCGTGACGTCCCTGTCCTCGAAGGCCCAGAGGGTCATTCGTCAGACGCCTCCGTCTCGGACTTGCGCGGACGGCCCCGCTTCTTCGGCGCAGGCTTCTCGGGCTCGGAGAAGCTGTCGACGTAGGAGGCGACAGCGAGATCCTCGTCGTGCCCGGAATCGTTCCAGTACTTGACGAAGTCCTCGTCCGTGGCGGAATCCGGAAGCTCGGCGTTCAGGATCTTGATCTGACCCAGCGACACCCGCGCGTTGATGAAGTTGCTCTCCCGAACCACCGCCGGGCGGTTGTAGGGGATCTCGCAGCGCGTCGAACGATCGACGAGCATGAAATCGCCAGTCGTCTTGACCAGAAACATGGTTGCTCCTCTAGAAAAAGGGCCCGCCCGAGCGGGGCGGGCCCTGTAGGCTCAGATCAATCGCCGCCGGATCAGGTGGCGACGTTCAGGATCTCGCGCGTGTCGCCGTAGGCGAGACGGAAGCCCGACACCTCGGAGCGAACGTAGGTGATGGTCTGGTTGAGGACCGAACGCTCGTTCTCGGCGATCTCGGAACCAGCCTCGCGCAGCTCCTCCAGCGTCTCGCCGTTGGTGTAGCCGATCAGCTGGTTCGCCGGCACGCCCGAGGACAGGACGAAGCGCACCGAGCTGTTCAGGATCGGCAGATCCAGGTTCAGCGCCGGGGTGCCCGCCACCTGCGGCATGGCCGAAGCGAGAGACTGGGTGGAGTTCAGCGTCGGGGTGAAGAGCATCAGCATCTCGACCCACATATCGTAGTTGCCCACGATGGTGTCGATCGGACGCCCGTTCTTCGCCGACTCCATGATCCACTTGGCCAGGGACTTGTAGTCCAGGGTGCCCGCCGAGCCGCCAAAGGTCGTGATGCCCTTCACCGTCGCCGCCGGATGCACGCCGTCGCCGTTGATGAGCACGTCCGTCGCGGCGGCGACCTTCGAGATCTCCAGCTCACGCGCGATGCGGTTCGCATACGGCGTCAGCAGGTCCAGCGACGCGCGCCGGTTGAACTCGTAGGAGGTCCGATACGCGGAGCCGTGCTTGTACATCTTGACGCTGGACTCGGTCGTCCGGATGGACCGCACCGGGATGCGGGACATCTCGGGAACCGTGAAGGTGTCCCGCTCATCCGAGTCGTCGTTGACCACGGTCGAGATCATCTCCACGCCGGAGATGGTCCGCGTCTGGGCCAGCAGGGGGTCGACCCGCTCGAGCTGGTCCTGACGATTGGTCCACCGAAGCATCTCGTCGATGACCTCGGGGAACATCGCCCGGGTGCCCGGGTAGGTCTGGAACGTGTCCGACGCGGCCTGGAGCAGAACGCCGTTCTCCAGGTCCTGCTTGAACGGCAGGTTGAGGTGCGCGAGCGCCGCCTCGAAGCCGTTCAGCTCGTGGTACTGCTCGGCATTCTCACCCTGGCGGGTGTCGATGGCGAGAGTCAGGTAGTCCTTCAGACGCAGACCCGCGTCCTTGGACCGCTCGATGAGCTTCAGGCCGGCTTCCTTGGACTGACCCGTGGAATCGGCCTTCAGACCGCCGAGGACCTCCTCGACGGGCCGACGCTCAATCTTCGAGAGATTTCCGTCGAAAGGCATTGAGAAGATCCTCTTACTTGAAGATGACGACAGCGGTGGACGCGGCGTTGTCGAGCTCGACAACCACGGTCCACTCGTTGGCAGCCACCGCCGTCTTGGCGACGCCGGCAGTGGCCGAGCCGGTGATCGAGTCACCGACCGCGGAGATCGCGCCGTCCGTGGGGACGCTCATGGCCCCCTTGAGCGCGACGGTGCCGACGAGAACGCCCTCGACGGAACGGTCCTCGACGACCTTCAGCTTGCCGATGGGAACCTCGGCGTCCGCGGCCAGCTTGACGGTGTTGGCCGCGCTCGTGTCGAGCGAGACCAGCTTGCCCTCGTCATCCTTGGTGATGCCGGAGGCCAGCATGAAGGGGAAATGCCACAGCTCATTCTCCAGACCGCGGAGAGAGATGCCAGCACCGATCGTAGCCATGATCTATGACTCCTTGGCTAGAGATTCAGTGACGACGGGTCTTGAACGCCGCCAGCGCGGGGGTGCCGCTCCGACGATGCAGATCCGCCTCGGAAGAGGCCGCGATGCCGCCCACCGGAAGCTCCGGAACGGACATCTTGGCCTCGAGCTTGGCCTCGACTTCCGCCTTGGCCTCCTCGACCTCGGCGAGCTTCGCCTCGGCTTCGGTCTTCGCCTCCTCGGCCTCGGTCACCTTGGCCTGGAGGGTTTCGATCTCGGCCTGCAGCTCGGAGCCCTGGGAGTCGGCGGCGGCCTTGGCCTCCGTCAGCTCCGCGATCTTGGCCTGGGCCTCGGAATTCGACTCTTTGAGTTCGGCGACGTTCGTGGAGAGGTCCTCCAGCTTCGCCACCACCTGATCCAGATTCATGGTCTGGGCTCCATTCATGGGGAGGTTTGAGAAGAGGACCACCGCTTCCGGGTTGTGCCCATCCGCCGCGATCTGCTGATACGTCTCCTTTGCGAGACGCTGCTTGGCGTTGCCCTGGATCTTCGCCCGGTTGGAAGCCCCTCGACTCACGAGGGACAGCTCCGGCCAGCGCTCCAGACCAATCAGCCGCAGAAAGACGCTGTTTCCATCGATCGTGTGCCCATTTCCACACGTCCGTTCGAACAGCGCCCAGAAATCGGCGTCCTCGCCGAGGTAGTCCCAGCCGCACTCGGAGCAGAGCATCTGCTTCGACTGCATGCCGACGCTAACCTCGTCGATGACGCCGAGATTGATGTTGTTGATGATCTCGGTCTCGGAGGCGGGGAGGTAGAAAAGAGCGCGGAGATCCTGGCTGAAGCCATCCTCCGCGTCAGTCACCTGCCCGAAGAAAACCCGCCCGACCGGCAGCTCTTCGCCCTGCTGATGCAGGGTGTGGAGAGGGACCATCTCCTCTCCGGAATTCAGCTTCTGCGCCGCCTCCTCGAGCATCGACCGGGACATCTCGGCCCCATCGAAGATCGAGCCGCTCTTGGTGATCTTGCGCGTGCTGGCGACGACAGCCTCGAACACTGCGATCTCGCTCAACCCAGGGCGCTCCCCGGTCGCTGCCTCGATCAGGTCGAGAACTCGGTCTGTCACCTGTACGTTCTTAGCCATTACCAGCTCAGCCTATGACATCTGCACGAATAAATAGCCCAACCATAGGGGCAAGGTCAAAAATTATTTCGCGCTATTCTTCTTCTTCCTGACCGGAGGGTTGATTTGCACTGTTTCGGCGGGCCTGGGGACTGTCTCCGCTGACGGAGCGCCCAAGAGGATCGCTGTTTGGACTGATGCTCTCAGTATCTACCCCCGGAGCCTTGCTTGTAAAGCGCGTGCCGGAGAGTTCAGGCGCGGAATCCGGACGAATTCGACCATGCATTTCGAGGTGGTATTCGTCGTCGGTGATGACGCCAAGGCTCAGATCTTCGCGAAGCCGCTGGGCCCGGACGATCAGCTGAGGCTCGAGTTCGGTCTGCGGACGCAGCTCGACCGGGCGGAATTTCACGCTGACGTAGCCGGTGCCGGCGCGCGTGCGGAGCGCGAGCGTCAGCATCCGGGACAGGATGTCCTCGATGGGCCCGTTCAGCTCCTGCGCGTTGCGAGAGAACAGGTTCGCCTCCACGGAGGCGGTGTTCACGCCGCTCTCGCCGCGGCCCAGGACTGTGGCCATCGAGCGCAGCGCGGCTTGGTTCTGCGCGTTGAGGGTCTGGATGATCTCCTCGATCCGCAGAGACGCCGCCGGGCTGTTCTCGTTCAGCATCCCCGACTCGACCGAGTTCGTATGCACGAAGGCCTGATCCGGGCGGATCCCCGCGATCGCGTTGCGGATGTTCGCGAGCTGCTGGTTGACGTAGCGGGTCTGCTCCTCCGCGTTGACTTTGACGTTCGCGGGGGCGTTCTTGAGCAGCACGTCCTCGAGCACCGTGATCTCGAGCCGCGGGAAACCCGTCAGCTGCATGATCCGGTAGAGGTCGTTCATCACCTGCTGGCGCGCGGCGACCGTGTTGATCGCGGAGACGAAGATCGAGTTGGTGTAGATC